GTTCCATACAGTGCTGTAAGAGCAAGTCGTGGAAAGATGGTAAGGGCAGAACCAGTGGCTGCACTTTATGAACAGGGCAAGGTTTATCACGTTGGTGAGTTTAAAAAATTGGAGGATCAAATGACTACATACACGCCCAACGTAAGAAAATCACCTGATAGAATGGACGCTCTAGTGTGGGCTGTCACGGAATTATCGCAGCGTAGCGGTGAACCAGTTTGGAGAATAAGTTAATGGGCATCGTTGATAATATCAAAAATCTTTTCACTAATACGTTGCAAGTTAAGGAAGCACCGAAAATTTATATGGGCGGTGCGGCTATGTACAATCATAACCGTAGGGATAACTATAAATCTTATGCAAAAGAAGGTTATCAGGAAAATGCGATAGTTTATCGTTGTGTCAACGAAATAGCTTATGGTGCAGCCTCAATACCATTAAAAGTTTTTCAAGGCGATCAAGAATTAGAAAGCCATCCATTGATTTCTTTGCTCAAGCGACCAAACCCAACGCAAGCAGGGATTGAGTACTTCCAAGCATTGTACTCATTTTTATTATTATCTGGAAACAGCTATGCTTTGGCTAGCGCAGTGAACATGATACCTACAGAACTATATTTACTGCGACCAGACCGAGTAGAGATTGAACCTAGCGACAACTCTATTCCTAAGTCTTATAAATATAAAATAAATGGTCAGGTATTAGCGAAGTATGAGGCAGACCCGAACACAGGGCAGTCTGAAGTAAAACATTTTAAGATGTGGCATCCTCTTGACGATTACTTAGGTTGTTCCCCTTTAATGGCAGCAGCAGTAGATTTAGATCAACACAACATGATTGCGAAGCATAACATTGGATTGTTGGTGAATGGGGCAAGACCTTCTGGAGCTATCATTTTTAAACCACAAGACGATCTAGGTAACAATACGATGTTAACAGACGGTCAACGACAACAAATATCTCAAGATTTAGAGCAACGATTTACTGGGACAAAAAACGCAGGTCGACCAGTTTTGCTTGAAGGTGACTTTGATTGGAAAGAAATGGCAATGTCTCCAAAAGACATGGATTTCCTACAGAACAAGCATATGGCAGCAAAAGATATTGCTTTATGTTTCGGTGTCCCTTCACAGCTTATTGGTATTCCCGACAGCCAAACTTATGCAAACGTGCAAGAAGCAAGATTAGCGTTGTATGAGGAAACCATTATTCCATTAGCTGAAAGAGTAACAAACGATCTAAATGAATGGGTTTCCCCAAGTTTCGGGGATGACATAAATATCCAACTGGATATTGAAGCCATACCTGCAATGACTGAAAGGCGCAGACGTATCTATGAAAACGTCACAGCAGCAGTCCGTGAAGGTATTATAAGTAGAAATGAAGCAAGGGAAAGATTAGGATTAGAACCTATAAACGGTGGTGATGAAGTATTTATTGCCGCTAATTTATTCCCATTAGGAGGCAACGATGTTTCAGAAGATAAAGGCATTGATCCAGAAGATGCTGCAAAAGAAGCCTACGGAGACGAAGGTTACGACTACGAAGAAAAAACCGAAATCCGCAAAGACGTCTTCACCACCCAAGAAGAAGCCGAAGCAAGGGCGAAAGAAATAGGTTGTGTTGGCACACACAGTCATTCGTCCGATGGCGAAACAATTTATATGCCATGCCGTACCCATGAAGCATATGAGGATGCCACTGGTGAAGTTCTAAAATATTATCACGACGATGATGATGATGATAAAAGAAAAAAGCCAAAGCGTAAAAAGCCGAAGCGCAAAGAGGAAGATGATGATCTTTTAGATAAAGCGGAAAGTGATGTTGATACAAAGCCAACCGCAGCAATGGCTGTTAATGCTACCCGAGGTTTGGAGTTAAGAAAGCGGTACAATCGTGGCGGCACAATGGTTGGAGTACAAAGAGCATCCAGTTTAAAAAATAGGGAAAGGCTAAGCCCTAGAAGTGTAAGGCGAATGCACAGCTTCTTTTCAAGGCACGAAGTCGACAAGCAAGCAGAAGGTTTTAATCGTGGAGAAGAGGGCTTTCCAAGTGCAGGTTTGATCGCATGGCTTTTGTGGGGTGGTGATGAAGGACAATCATGGGCGCGGAGAAAAGTTGCAGAGTTAGACAGGGAAAGAGACAAGCAGCTTGAGCTAGAAGAATTTATTACTGCAGCATTTAATGAAATTAAAAAGCCAGTTTCGGGTGCAGTCAAAAAAGGTTTAGCAGAAAAAGTTAAAGACCATAACGAAAAACACGGTGACAAAAAGGGTAAACGTGTAACGCAGAGGATGTTAGAGGCAGTTTTCCGTAGAGGTGTGGGTGCTTACCGTACAAACCCACAGTCAGTACGTCCAAACGTGAGGAGCGAAGAACAATGGGCATACGCTAGGGTAAACGCTTTTCTCAGGGCTGTGCGAACAGGAAGGTTCTCAGGTGGTAAGTTTGATCTAGATTTATTACCCTCAGGACACCCACTTTCCTCTAAAGATTAATTATAAGTCTTTACAACTTCCATAATGTCGAAGTCCCAACCTGCTCTTTGCAGATTTTGTAATCGCCTATTGATTTCCTGATCAATTTCCTCATCGAACTTATTTAATCGTCCTTCAGCAAACGCAAGATGATGGCTATCAGCTAAATATTTCTGAACAAACTGTGATTTAGCGTGCTTCTGTACATATTCGCGAAGTTCTTTTTTACTCATACCTTTTGCGAATTTTACTTGATTATCACTGTATGGCACGGTGTATCGGCATTTTATTAAGTAATTACGCAGTGTGGGAGGAGGCTTACGTGGTGCATCAATTTCACCATATTTTGTATTTGTAACAGACCATGTATTCGGGTTCAAAGGGTCATGACGGTTTGTAAAACTTCCTTGCCTAAAAATCTTTGACCTCTTAACTTTTTTCTCATGGTCTGCAAGCATTTTGTCTTGTGCTTGTCGCACCAGATCGTCATTAGTTATAGCCTCTAAGAAAGGTCTATCGCTTTCGTGTCCATCACGTTTGTGTAATTCCACATAGAAACGAAAATCCATATTACCTAATTCTAGGAAGTTTGGTGCTAAGAATGTTTCCTCTTTATTGTGCTTCGTTTTATTGTAAGGTGGATTGAGCCAAGCGATTGTTTCTTTCTCTACTCTTGCTGTTACAGATGAATGACAAGGGTAAACAAGAACATTAGACACTTCTTCCCACCAACCTTTAGTATATTTATGATTTTCCATTCTTTGGGTTAAATTACTGGTCATCCCGACATAAAGAGGTTTTGTTTTAGGGTCTGTTAGAATATAAACGCAAGATTGTCCCTTTGGGAAAAGTTTGTACAAGTCTTCTATCGGTTCACCTTTGCCGTTTGCAGCATTATCAAGCCACAGGTTAATTGCGACTACGCCACCCTCCTGATGACTTGGTTTGTAACTGGCACGATAAATTGGTGATTTGCGGATACTTGTTGTTTGTTTACGCTTAATTGATTGCATTCATCATGCCTCCAAAGTAAGCCCACGCCAAAGGTAAGTAAAAAACAAAAATAGTAAATGCTAGAAATAAAACGAATTGTGTGATAAGCTTAATTAAGTTCATTGGTTTCTCCATACGCTAATGAAACGATCTCCCCCAGAAGAGAGCCACCCCACAAAGAGGTGGCTTTCTAATTTAAGAGGCTTTCGCGAGGGCTGCATCCATTAGGTTAGCAAACCATGTTGGGTCGTTTGCTTTTAACACTAGGAATGGTGCATTATGTTTAACTGCTTCTGCATATTCCTCTACAGTAAAGGCTTTGCAAAGCTGTTTAACGAATTTCGCTTTAGTGATTGGTGACCCAGAATATTTAAACCGAGCGATGAACAACGGCTTAGGCATATCAACACGTGAAGGGTGGCATTTATGTGCACCGAAAACTTCACCGTAAGTTGGCTGACCCTCATAAGTACCGTTATAGAAAAGGTATCCGCTGTCGTAAGAAAAAAGATTTTTATCAAAGTTTGTCATTTTTACCTCTTTAAATTTTGCTTTGAAGGAGGGTCGCTAAAGGTTTACTGTTTGTGGTCTCATTGGTGAGTAGCACTTAGTAGATATTAACGACCCCTCCTATAAAGACAGTCTGCCTCAAAATAATTATAATGTAAATAGTTTATTTACAAAATAATGCAAAAAAGTAGAAAAAAATTGATATTTCTTTAATTTTCACACTCTGCTATAGTTCTGCCATGACTTTTCCTGTGTTTATTAAAGGCTCTAGAAGCCGAATATCTATTGCAAAAGAAATAAGAGAAGTGTCCAGACTTCGCTTACAATACGAAAAATCATTGCAAAGCGGTATTATGCGTCTGTTTTCTAAGATCGGTAGGGCGGCTGCAGAGGAATACAGAGAAACAGGTGACGTTGTTGAAAGCATCAAGCCAATGC